CTAGCACCATATGGTGCTAGTAGTCTTTCTATTTCTTAAAGAGATCGGCTATAGATCTACCAGCGTAGATCAGATCAGTAACTGCTCCTAGCATTTGAGCAGGTTGTTTCATTTTAGCTAGCTGCATCTTCATATCAGCTTCTTCTTTATCTATGGCTAGTCCTAACTCCATCTTATTTACGTCTAGCCTATGTTTAACAACATCTCGTTGTATACCTAGCTGATGGTTAACCATGTTATACTCATGATCCATATACTGGCTTACTAGAGCATTTTGATGTTTAACTTCCTGTGCTTCTAATTCACGCTTATGTTTAAGCGTATTAGCTTTAAGATCTAAGTAGCTTTGTTCTAAGGCTATCTTTCCTTTCTTAACCTCTGTTTCAAATTTGAACTCTTTACCTTTATTCTCTACTACTTTGATCTCTAGATCCATTTCTTTTAGTTTTATATCCTGGTCTCTTAGAGCTAACTCTCTTTCTTTCTTTATGATCTCTAGCTTAAGCTTCTCATTATCTGCTTCTAGCTGTTTACTCTTTAGCTCTAACTCTTCGAACTTGAGCTTTAAAGCATTTGTATTATAGCTATGTTCGTTATAGCCATGTGTTAATGCTTCTTTCTCTGTATGGTATAACCCAAGTTCTTGTAATACCTCTGGAGTGTAGTCAAAAGTTTCACTACTGACTTTAGAGCTTCTTGCATCTCTAGTTTCAACTAGGATATATCCATCTAGTCCATTACCTCCTATCACTGGGACTGCTTTTACTTTACCTAGAACATTCATATAGTAAACCTTATGCATCTTAGCTTCAGCATTTGAATATAACGCTATGCTAACTTCTGTAGTATCTTTTATAGCTGGTAAGAACTTCTTAGGTTCTAGTTTGTTTACACTAGCTGGATGTACTACGTTCTTGCTATTGACCATCTCGTTGATTACAAACACAATATCAGATGTATGTTCGTAATATTCTCCATGGTTCTCTAAGATGTCTTTTAGAGGGATGAAAATCAAATCCTCTAAAGCTATAGCGTTATGAAAACTTAGTTTGTCTTTGTAGTTGTTAGCTATCCTGTTTAAAGATGTTCTAATCTCTGTCTTAGACGTATTGCCAAATAGATCTACATTTGGAGTTTGTTCTAGGACTTCCATATACGACATAGTCTGATCTGGATTAAGTACGTTATGGTCTATGGTATCAAATAGACTTAAAACTTCAGACTCTAAGTTCCTAACTCTACTAGTGTTACTAACTAGTTGTTTCTCACCTTCTGTCTTAGGATATCTAAAAACTTCTTTAGTAACGTTTCCTACATAGTCTCTTAAGAACTTATCGAAATGAGCTTTGATATCAGAACCATCTGTAGCATTGGTAAACAGCTCCATGTTCTTATTATCATAGTTAGCTCTTAAGATATTCTCCCAACGCTCTATATAGACACCAGATTTATCTTTCTTAGCCTGTTGTAGTTCAAATGCTGGTACACCAGGATTGAAAAGATTGTTATAGCTACTAATAGGTGGTAAAGCTTTTAAAGCTCGTTTATTAACGAAATACTCTAAGCTCTTATTAGTAGGACTAATGTTTTCAAAGACAGGATCTGCTCTATCTACCTCTTTAGGAGGGATAGTAGCTGGAGCTACTCTTTCAGTAGCTTCTTCAGGTGGTAGCCCTATAAGCTCTTGATCTCTTTTCATCCTGTCTATAGCGTTAACTGCCATGCTATGCTCTGTATTCAAAAACGTTCTACCTCTGTAGCCTATTTTATCTAACTCTGGCCTAGCTAAGCAAGTGTCTTTTACGATAAAGATACCTTCCTCTCCTGGTTCTAAATCTAGAACGTTAAAAGGAAGATAGCTTATATCGTCTTTGAAAGAAACTAATCCTACACGATTATTTCTATCTACAGAGTGGATAGTATATTTATCCACTGGAATGTTAGTAAATATCCAGACTTTGTTTGTGTAGTTACAAAAGTCTTTATCTACAATGTTGTAATCTGATTCTACATCGTATTTGTCTTTAGACCTGATATTGAAAAACAAATTACCTAAGTAGTTAAATGTTTTAGCGTTCTTGAAGAATTTCTTATTCTTAAGATCTGAAATATCTTCTCTTATGTCACATGTGTAGATTATCTCTTCTCGGATCTGTGCGATCTCCTCTTTCTCTTCTTCCGTTAGACCAAACTTTCTACTTTCTGCTCTTTGTTCTATCTCTGCTCTTCTTTTATTCAACTCTACCCATTTGTTATATTCTCCCATCGTACTAGGAACTGGGTTCTTACTAGATATAGTCCAAAGCTTAGTTATAAAAGGTTTGCCATCTTGGGATTGTAACGGAGCCCCAACTCCAGTAACTTTAGTTACCATATTCTCTCCTTTTATCAGATAGTATTTTATATCTGCTATTTGAATAATATATAGGTAACTTATAGTCAAAAACAAAAAAATAATGACTACTAAGGGTGGAGCTGTTAGACTCCACCCTTAGTAGTTTATTCGCGGATCGTTATAGGGGACCTAGGCTCCGCGTGGCCTAGGATCCCTGTGACGAGCTCCCTGTAAAGGAGCTCTTTTACGAGCTCTAGTAGGAGCTCGTTGTCACTCTTTGTTAGGTCGCTAGCTGCGACCACCTGCTCGTCTTCTCCATCGACGAAGAAGACGATACCCTCATCTGCCCGGTATGGACTTTCGGAGTCCATGCCCATCTCCGCGTTAAGGGCAGACGCGGAGATATCGTCATCCCAGCTACCGAAGTAGCCGAGATGGACGTCACCGTTGCCGGTGACATGTCCCTTCACTACGAGTGAAGGGATAACGAAGTTGATGCTCGTGGACCAGTAACTAGTACTGGTCTTCATGTTAGCGACTTCGATAGTGAAATCGAAGTCGCTATAACTAGTACGCTCGTAGCGTACTAGTTTAAGAGCATCGCACCATAGCCCAGCTCTTGCTTTGCCTTTGAGGAGGGCGTCGCGCACTGTGTAGCGAACCTCCCTCGTAGGCGAAACCAAGTCTAGCTCAAAACTAGGCTTAGTCTCTTTTATCTTCTTCTCGTTGAAGAAGATCTCAGCCGTTGCCTTATCGGCAACGGCGACGACGTTGCAGTAGCTCTCCGGAGCATCATGTAGCTCCGGATCGATCTCGACGACTTTAACGATCGTCGAGATCTCTTCGTCGTGCCCGTAAGGCACGACTTTTACGACGATATAATCGTCGACCGCAATTACCATATCATGTGGGGCTCTCCACGTATACGTGTTGCCGCCTAGTGTGTGCACAGCGTGCACTAATTGAAATTTTTCCATTGTTTCCTCCTTACAGAATAATGGATATTTGTTAGCCTAAAAGGCACTTTTTTATCTCGTCACTATGTAAAGAATATATAACTGTAATTTTATCATTTGCACCAGGCAGAACAAGCAAAGTAAATAAAAATAACCAGGATAGGACCACTGGCCTATCCTGGTTATCCGTTAAAATAAATTTAAAAAGGCGATCTTGTTAAAAGACCATAACACAAGCCTGTGTATTATTCACCAGCGCACAGGTACGCTAGACTGTAGACCAATCACAAGACAACATTTCATGTCCCATAACAGAATCTGTCACACTATAAAGCAATAGCGAGTTAGAGGATGTCTAACCACATGATGTATTCGCTCTCTGCTCCTTTGGAAGTATACACCACTGACCCCTTCTGTTTTAAGGCTTAACAGATAAAACGCTTATTCACAGCTTTGTTAAGTTCCGCATCTTTAGCCCTATATGTCGGGCTACCATAAACGCAGTTGGACCCGTTCCTTAACAGAACACGCATGGCCCCAGTTGATCAACCTGAGTAGAATAACCGGTATATTACTACTCACAATATAGGTATGTTTATTTTAAATAAGTTTTAATAGCTTCCTCTTCTAGTTTCTTTATAAGAGTTATAGTAGTACCTAAAAGATCTGGACTATTAACAATACGAGCTGACATACTTACTTTACTAAAGACCATATCTATATCATCTCCATTTTCAGTAGTCATTTTGTAATCAAATACTTCACCTACTGTACCTTTCATTTGGTTACCTAAGATGTATTTATCTCCAGTACCCATCTTTTCATTAACCTGTATGTAAATCTTCAACTCACAACTGTCTTCTTGTAAAGGTACTCCTTGGATACTATAACCACTGTTAACCCTACCGGTAAATCCAGTAAGATCTTTTAATATACCATCTGAGTACTTGATCAACTCTTGGATACTCTTACTAGCTGTTGAAGGATCGAAGTTATAGTAACATACGATTTTACTTATAACACCTTTAACTTTAGCTTTAGGAGAGCTAGAGGACATTTCTTTTAAAATCTCCATAGCTTTTTCATCTAGCTTTTTATCTAATGGTATTTCAGCATTTAGCATAGTAAATAATGTATCATTAGGTTCTACATTCTTTCCGATGTTAACTAGGTCTAAGATGTTAGTATCTTTTTCCATAACTACAGATTTAACCTTAGTTAGTGTAGTACCTAACAAACTATTCAAACGTTCTGAAATAGCAGCACTATCTTCAAAAGTTTGACTATCTTCAGATACCATAACATTAACTAGAGTACCTTGTTTATAAATAACCCTTCTAGGTTCGAACAAGCAAGGTTCGAAGAATAACTTATCATAAGCTATCGTATCATCTTTTAAAAACTCTGTACCTACTTCTAGGTTAGCTATTAGTTCATGTGTATAGCAAGAACCAGACTCTTCTTTAGATGTCCAGCTGTATAGCTTATAAGTTTCTTTCTTCTTATCTTTATACTCCACTGTTATAGAACCCGTAGTTCTTTCTGTAACCTTACCATCCATTCTAGCTATAACTGCAAATCTATTTCCAGCTTTGATAGGAACCATAGTCTCATAACCAGTAAGAACATATGGAGCTATCATATTAGCAATAGGTATAACGTGCGCTGCATGTATGGAAGCAAAATTGTTTTAGTGTTCACCAAGCTCGTTACACTTGATGTATTTTATAAAAATATCTATATATCTCTATATAGAACAGACTATATCATTACCATGCTACTTATAAGGTAGTTTAGGTATCTCTTGTTTCGATCCCACTTGAGACCTACTCCCTTCCGGGATAGTCGTTGAACCCGCCTTACATAGTAAGGCTCGGATGCTGATTATCTATTGTTAACGATCTAGCGAAGGTTATTCAACCCTTTTTTGCATCACTAGTTATCATCCCTATAACCTATAGGGCTTTAAGAGTTTCCAGCAATTAAAGAGATTTTCTACACACCGTTTCCGATATATAGGCCCCAATTTTAAGGCGCTTGCTTCCATCTGTTAAACCGAATGGTGCTAACATACCAGGTGTGCTTAATCTGTTATGCCAACCTAGTTCTTGTTTGTCAGTATCCTTTATAATACCAAGAGTGTTGTTGATCTTAGCATCTGCTGTTATATAAGCTGTAATACCAACGTTACCGTTATCCTTAGCTGCTTCACTTACTATACCTATTTCACTCGTATGTAGTTCTCTAGTAGCTTTAACCATGGTATCTTTACTTCTACCACCATCTCCTAGGTAACTTAAATCCTCTTTCTGCTTAATAGCAGCTATCGGATTTAAATCGTCTATAGGTACTTTAGTACTATCTTCGTTTATCTTATTCATTATCGCATATTTATCCATAACCATATTAGCTCTGGAGAACATACTTTTATTTTCATAGTCTTTAACTACAGTAACTAGCTCTTTATAAATAAAGCCAGCTATTCTTTCATAACCTTTGATTAACATATCGTTAAGGTTATTAGGATGTCTATAGTTATCATCTGTTAGAAGTTCACAAGCTCGTATTAGTAAAGCAGGTACGTTTTCTGGTTCTTTCATTTCTTTAAGAACATTTAATGTCATAGGGTCTATGAACATATTCTCTATAAGTTTGATTTCGTTAGTATATCTTACAGTACTTTCCATTTTGAATAGTAAGTTAAACATAGTGTTAAACTTAACTCTATTGTTAAATACATCCATAGGTAGATCTTTTATTTGTTTCTGTAAAGTTAATAATCCACCATAGATCAAATCGTTAAGTCCATAGTCTTTAGTAAAGATAACTTTCTTATCTGCAAATTTAACTACATACTGATCTTTAGTTATATTAACTCTAGCTTTAGGACCATCATAACGGTATTTTACTTTAGTAAGCTTAAGCAGATTTTCTAATCCAAGGTAGTAACTTAACAGTACTACTATAGGAGTGTATTCTTTAAGTAAAACTATACCAGCATACTCTATAGGCATGGTATCAGTATCTATATTAAGCAATGTATAAATACTACCTATGTTTTCGCTCTTCTTACCATCATTTACCACTATATCATTATCTGGTAACATAAAGTATAAAACTTTACCTCTCCTACCTATAAGAATACCATTGTTACTTTCTAGCTTAGCTAGTTCCTCGTCTGTTATACCTTCTAGAAGTAACTGTCTTTCTCTATAGTCGAATACAAACTCTATATTGTCATATACAAATCCTTTTGTGTTCCTAGAGATCTGCCCATAGACTAAAGGTAAATTAGCATCTGGTGTTTCACTACCTACTATGTTTAAGTTGGTAAGCTTTTTATCATACCAGACCTTATTTTTATCTTGCTTAGCTATCATAGACTTAGAGAACCAGTCTCCTATGTTATAAGAGCTAAATCTTGCTTTAGATATAAAGAGTTTTCCATAGTAGCTATTTAGACAAACAGTTAGACCATCTATCTTTCTAATAGGTACTTCTGTTCTTAACATACGTATTCTATATTTGTTACTAGAAACACTAAAAACTCCATCTTCGTCTATGTATGGTATTTCAAAACGTAAGGTAGTTTTCTTACCATTTAGATTCATAACTTCGATTTCATGTTCCTCACTAGCACCCATGATATTTTCTAAATGGTTTATCTTATAGTTAAGGATGATTATGTTGTTCTGCTGTAACCCATAAACAGCTCTTACTATATCCTTATGGTATTGCTCCATGATGTATTTTTTAATACTAGCTCCGTTGGTATCTTCACTAGCTGCTTTATCAAAAAGTATAACACTGTTAGCTATCTGGGTATCAGTATCCTTAATAGCAAAATCATCCGTATCGTAGTCTAAGATGTTACTAATTTCACCTTCTCCAGAATAAGGATTGATTATCTTGTCTTGGTTTTCTAAAGCTTGTAAAAACTTCTTATAGTTAGCAGTGCTTATAAGTTTATTTTCTCTAAGGTACTCAAGCTCTCTAATAGCTTTCATCTTGGCATCATCTTTAGCCTTATACTTCTTAAGTTCTTCTATGCTTTCAAACACTCCGGCTGTAGCTGTTATGACCTTAGCTTCATCCTCTTCTAGCTTAGCAAAGTCAAAACTATCTTCCGATATCTCAGTATCTTTATCTAGTTCTATAACATCGCTATTTTCTTCTATTATATATTCGTCTAGAACAGTCTGAAGATCTACTTTGTTATTCTTTTCCATTTTGGTTAAAAGAGTATTAACAGCTTTTTCATCCAGATCTTTTGTCTCTTCTTTTAGCTTATTTATATCTACAGATTTACCATGTACTAGCTGGTAGATTAGAATATAAATACATCTCCTAATAACATCAGCTGGATATTGTTTAGTAGCGTTAAAATCTTCTAGATTAACACTCTGGCCTTTAAGCAAATTGTAAAAATCTAAATAGATCTGTTCTGTATTTACTACATATTTAGCATCTCTATATTCTGCTATGGTATTAAATAACCAGCTTAAGTTTATTAATACCATTTTAGTTTCCATACTTAAAACTAATGTAGTATTTTTAAGCTTAGGATTACTTATACCGTTAAGTAAGCTTTTGTCTTTTAACGTAGGAGTTAAGAACTTCCATAGCTCTATAAGGTTAAAATATGTATAGTCACTTAGCTTGGTTATATTAGCAGCTACTAGTCTATTAGCAAAGGTATCTAGTTCTGACATGCTAGGTAACTTATTAGGCATTTCAAATAGGATAAATCTATTACTAGTAGTAGTTTTTAAATCCTCTAACATCCTTTTAAATACATTCTGATATTTCCATACTCTATTGTTAAGATCTGGAATATAGTCATGTACGAAGTTAAGTATACCGTAGTTAAGGATGGTTAAATCTTTTCCAGTATCCATAACATCAGGTTTTAAAAACTTAAGTTTCTTATCTCCTTTTACTAGCCTGTTATAAGCTTCTGTAACTAGATCTTCATTCCTACGAGAAATACCTTCAGCCTGTTGAGCAAACTTAGTTAAAGTAACTACATTAGCCTTTTTAACTTTATTTAAATACGGTAATCCTCTATCTAGTTTTTCTATACCATCAGAGGGTTTGAACCAGAAGAACTTACTATCATCTGGAAAGAAATAAGTAGAACTGTTGATGATTCTAGGTTCTAAAAAATGTCGTATCAGAGTGATACCAACTTTGTTATACTGGCTATTAAAATCTGCCATTTGATCTCCTTATTATTATTTAAGATCGTAAGATCACGCATTACGCTAGTATAGTACAGAGGTCTATCCGTGAATTATTTACTTAAAGGGTTAACATGTTGGATTATTTAAATAACAAAAAAGTTAGTTATAACCCAAGTACTATGCTTTTTACCATAGATGCTAAGCTTAGGTTAGATCATACGTTTAAGCTACTAAGACAAGCTCCTGATCTTATCTTTAACATAAGAACACCGGATAAATTAGTATTCCACTATGTATTCCTATACGAAGTTGTAACATTATTTAAAACTGTTGTAAAAGCTTACAGAACAACAGCTGAAAATATGGGTATAGATTTACGTTTACATACTGCTCTAAGAAGAGCTTCTATAGGTAATATACAAGAGTGTTTGAAACAGATAGAAGAGATAGAAAAGAAAATAGAAGAGGATAGGATAGATTGGACGTTAAACTTTAAATCAGTAGCTAGTTTATTTAAATATAAACCTAGAGATTATCAACAAGATCTTTATGATCACTATGGAGAATATAAAAAGACTACAGGTTATAGAGGGTTGTTAGTAGATGCTGGTGTAGGTTCTGGTAAAACCTCTATGGGACTATCTATAGCAGAGATGTTACAGTCTGATGTTGTTTTAGTTGTTACTCCTCTACCAGCATTAGAGAAAGTTTGGGTAGCTTCTATCAAAGACTCTCCTAAGAAAGATGGTCTTTATCTAAAACCTGAGAAGAATACTGTTTGGACTACATCTGGTTATGGTATGTATAATAGAGAGAGATTTGTCTTAGTACACTATGAGGCACTAGGCAGACAAGATGAGTTTCTAGATGCTATCAAAGGTAAAGCTATAACTATGATAGTAGATGAATCTCATAACTTTGCAGATCCTAAATCTACCCGTACTACAGAACTAATTAATTTAGTTAACAGATTAGATATCCAGCATCTTATTTTACTTTCTGGTACTCCTATTAAATCTTACTCTACAGAGGTTATTAACTTATTTAGGTTAGTAGATGCTAATGTAAAAGGTGAACTATTCGATAGGTTATATAAATTGTATAAAACACCTGTTAATATTTATAAATCTGCTTTAAAAGGAAGATACCAAGGTTTATCTTTTAAAATAGCTAAAGAAGAAATAGGATTAGATCCTTTAGAGAAAATACATTTACCTATCAAACTTAAGAATAGTAAAGATTATCTTTTAAGTACTATCTTAAAGAACATGAAAGATTTTATCCAAACTAGACTAGAAGAAATCAACAGGCTAAGGGATAAGTTTTTAGAAACCTATTCAAGTTGTATAACTACAGCTTTAGATAATGGTTATCCTAAAGAAAGATATAAGGTTTATAAGAGTAATGTAGAAGAGGTTATGCTAGCTTATGAGAATAAAAGATTGATGTTTATTTCTAAGCTACTAGCAGAAGTAAATCAAGAAGAAAAAGTTATAGAACAGTACTTATTAGCTTCTACTATAAAAGCTTGGAGAGAAGCTAAAACCATAGTAAAATATCCTATGTTAAAAGTAATAGGAGAGTGTTTAGGAGGAGTTTTATTAAGAGCTAGGATACAGTGTCATATAGACATAGCTAATGCTATAGACTATGATGAAATCTTAAATGCCACTATGAAAGATACTATCATCTTTTCTCAGTATGTAGAGGTATGTGAAGCAGCTTATAAGCAGTGTAAACATCTAGGTTTTAAACCTATAGACGTTTATGGAGAATCTACTAAAAACTTGAATAAACAAGTTGATTTATTTAAGAATAGAAAAGAAGTTAATCCTTTAGTAGCTACTTATAAATCTTTATCAACTGCTGTTCCTTTAACTAATGCTGATAGGATCATAACTCTAGATCTTCCTTACCGTATGTACATCTTCGATCAAGCTGTAGGTAGAGCTTGGAGACAAGGACAAGACTCTATAGTTAAAGTTTATATGCCTGTTTTAGATACAGGAGATGAACCTAACATAAACCAAAGGAACTTTGATATAATCAAGTTCTTTAACGAAGAGGTTGAAAAGCTTACAGGCTATAAACAAACTCTAACTGTAGATGAAACTATAAAATCTATAGTTATGGGATTTAATATTAATATGGAATCTCTAGAAGGTATCAGTTGTCCAGATTGTAAACTGGAAGCTACAACTCCTTTATTAAGAAATAGAATGCTAGCATGGTAGGGTACTAAAATGTACCCTACCATGTTTTTACTTTGCGTGATTGAACGATGAACATAAGGATGCACATGAATCTTGATGCACTTGAACAAGAGAACGGAGGGTCTCCAGTACCTTCTTATCCGCCATCTCCTACTCAAAACTACGGTAGTCCTTATAGCGGATCTTATGGTACCAACTATGGTACTGGATATGGAAATTCTTATAACCAACCAGAACCACCATTATGGGCAGAGTTTGCTTTCCAAGGTATTTTATTAGCTTTAGCTTTTCTTATACCTTTAACTATCTTTCTTATTAAGAAGTTATTAAAATCTGTTGGTTGGTTAACACCTACTGTAGTTAGAATACTGGATAAGATACAAACTGTTTTCCATAAGACTATGACTAAAGTCTTTAAAAGGAAAATAGAAAAAAATACGAATGGAGGTAAAGTCTCTATGCACGAATCAACCGTTATCATCGTAGATGAAGTTGGCGAAGAGCTCAAAACCCATCTGTATGTTGCTCCAGATGAAAAAACTACTGAACAACAGGAGAACGCTGCTGTCTACGATACAACACATCCTCCAGATGATGTTAAGTTACCATAAGGAAAACAAATGAACGCTTTACAATATACTTGGAATAAGATATTTTCAGTTGGTATACCAAGAGAGGTTTTAGAACTAGCTTTCCCTGCTAAAACTAAAGGAACTCCTTTAACTTTAGAAGAAAGAATACTTACAGCTTTTGTAAGACCTGTTGTACTTACTGATATGAACCTTCTAGGTGGAGTTATGATGTACATTTCAGTTTCTGACTGTTCTATCATAGCTCTTAACGATTATGGCTTTGGTATGAATGGTTCTTTCATTATCGAAGTACCTAAGAAGTTACTCTCTGGTGGAAATGAAGATAGATACATTATCTATCCTTATAACCTAGTCATGGGTCAGATGTATGGAACTACCTATACATCCTTTCCAAACTGTATGCCATCTACTCTAGCTGATACTACTAAAATAGGTTTAGGTATAAATCCTACAGATGTTGTTCAGACTTCTAGGTTGGAGATGGTAGGTGAAAATAAAGTTCTAGTAGAAGGTTATCCACCTGGCATCATGAGTGCTGTTCTGTGTTGTAATGTTAGTAATAACGCTAACTTAGAAAATGTACAGCCACCATATTACCATGCAGTTTATAACTTAATAGAAGCTGGTATTAAGATGTATATCTACAATACCTTAAGAGTGAAATTAGACTCTGGATATCTATATGCTGGACATGAGATACCTGCTATTAAAGAAATAGTAGATAGCTACTCTGATATGGCAGATATTTATCAAGAGCTTTTACGTAAGTGGGCTAAAACAGCTGTACTTACAGATAGCAGGAAGCATACTGCTCTACTTGCTTTACAAATAGGTATGATGGCATAAGATGGTTACACAGGATGAGATCACTCTCATCCTGTGTAACCTTGTATCTTTTAAGGTTTGACTATAGGTATACCAAAAGGAGGAACTATGACTCCTCCACTTCTACCACCAGATCCTCCAGGTGGTACAGAAGAACCAGCAGAACCATTAATTATGATTTTCTCTATAGCTTCTTTCTCTTGTTTTAATGCTTTATTCCTTTCAACTTCTTCTATATAACGAAGTCTCCAAGATTTATTCATGCTCTTAGTTTTAGATTGCATCTTAACTAAATACTTCTTATACTCTTCCTCTGGAATGATAATGGTAGGTCCACCTGGGTTTTCTAAAACCTCTGGTCTTACTCCTATGGTATCTTCTATCATAGTTACGATATTATCGTACATAACCCTTAGATCTACGTCATCTGGTAGTAACCCTAAACCAAAAGTAATCAATCTCTCAGTAGCAGGTCTTCCTATTACAGCTGGTATCTTTTTAATCCTACTAGCTGGAACATAAAGATAAGTATCATCATCTTGTGTTAAGGTTATGATAGGTACTTCTTCTTGTATATCCTTTTTATAGTCTTCTTCTGTAAGTTCCATCATCTCGTAGATAGATTTAAAAGGATTTTCTCCATTATCTACTAAGTTTTTGATCTTCCTTATTTCAACTACCTCATACTCTTTTTTATCAATATCAGGTTTATCAAAAGGTGGATGGAAATGAAACGTACCTCTTATACCAACTGGTGGTATGTAGTATTTACTAGTCATAGCTCGTATCTCCTTATGGTTATTAATCACACATAGCTTTTGGCTAGTTAAAGATATAAAAAATAAAAAGGATAGTATTTTACTACTATCCTACAACTATTCTAATGATTTTAGAATAGCGGTCTAGAGCATGTACCATAGTACAGATGCTCTAGATGTCTAGCTTCATCTTTATAAAAAGAGAAGCTAGCATCACTACCTATAAACCCGTTCTGGCGTTCGAGCTTTTCTAAGTAGTTCGCTAAGCTAACATCATAGTCTAATCTTCGAGCTATGCTTTTATCATAGCCGGATTTAACTAATCGTTCTCGAAGTAGTTTAACGTACTTCCAGAACTCGTTCTTAACAAAGTTAAAACTCATTATGTACCTCCTTTCTAGGGTAATGTATTTTACTTAAAGTATGTTACCCTAGTTAAAGGATATATAGTTAATTAAAACTGTCCATACCAGAGAGAACCTACGAGTTCTCTCTGGTATGGATAAAAAAAAATAAAAAATATAAGAGAGGGACTTCAGTCCCTTAAGGTTGTGGATGTTACTCCACTGTAACCTTAAGGAACTTGAAGCTAAAGCCCTCAGGTAGGGTTGTTGAACCCTCCGGAAGTCTCCCGCCCTGGAGCTGGGCTATATAAGCGATGTCGCCTGCTCCAAGGGCGACATTTATGCGGTTCATTGGGACGCCGAGAACCGCGGCGGTGTCCGCATGTCCAATAGCGGAAGTTAGGTTAGACGGAAGAGTCGTTACCTCTTCAACACGTACGGTGCATGGTGCCTTTACCATTTGTAGGCTGAAGGCATTAAGTAGAAATTGTTGCATTGTTACCTCCTTATAGGTTATGCAATGGTTAGCCTCTTGCGAGGCGACGTAGTTTAATTAGTTTAAATTATCTCTACGTATAGAAATTATTTAAGCTAATTGTGAGGGAGGCGGAATTACTCCGCCTCGATCTCTGCGCGTATTCGCGCATTGTACGCTTTGAAAGCAGCGTACTTGGCCTCAAAGGCCGAGTCTTCTTGGTAGCTCTGAGAACCGCCAAGACCAGCAGCTTGTGCTGAATGTACAAGCTGCTGGTTAACCGCATCCTGGAATATACGGTTACTCTCTGCCACTTGGGCAGCTAACCTGGATGAGTTATAAGAGGCTGGCCTCGATAGAGGCAACTGGTAGTATAAAGTTTGTTCTTTATACCTTATTCTACATTAAGAATATATAACTGTTTTTAAGTCATTTGCATAAGATGAGACTAGAGAGTAAGCTTGTGGCTTACTCTCTAGTCTCTTTGATAGGAGAACCATCATCTGGTTCTTGGTAGATTAATCCAGTATTATTGTTAGATCCAGCTTTTAACTTATTTAATCTATCTATAATGGCCTGGTGTGCTGCAACTGAACCTCCAGTCATAGTTGTAGGTCCAGCAGAGTTGATATGTACTTCTGATATATCAGTTTGTAACCAATCTATTAAGATCCCGATCAAACTTTCACCACCTTTATACACATCAAAACTTCCAACGTTAATAACATGTTGTCCACTAGTATTAGTAACTTGTGTACTGTTGTTAATAACATGGGTTTGTGTAGTACTAGTTATAGTATCTGCACTATTTAAAATAGTATTTTTAGTATCTGCTTGGATAGTCTCGTTTATATGGGTACTAAATCTTCCTGTAACAGATTCTAAATGGAAATAATTACCTTGTAAGTCTCTTACAGTGTATTCTCCTAGTTTAGTATTAAGAATAAAATCATATAGACTAGCTTCTCCATCATTATCTGCTGTATGGAGTATAATCTCTTTATTCCTAGTATCTACTAAGAAATAATATTCTTCTAAACCATTTTCTCCATTAGGATTACTTCCTTCTTTATTACTAAAAGAAAATAATACTTTCTCTCTTTTTCTTAAAGAAGTAGCATAACTAGCCCAGTAGTAAATATCCTCTCCTCCTGCTTGAAAGATATGTACTTTTTCTCCAGCTACAACATCAGGAGCACTTTCTCTATTACTGTTATAAAGATTCAACCACTTGGCTTTGATAGTCTTACTTCTTTCTACAGTCTTATTTATATTAGACTTACTGGCATCTTCATTTAGTACTTTGATGTTTTCTTTCTCGTTATAGTCTCCAGATAGAGTAGGAAGTTGTTCTATAGGAAAAACATCTATCCATACTGTATCTTCTAACTTATCCCTGGCTACTGTGGCTGTACCTATAAGAGTATAGCCTGCTTGATTTTGAGTTTCCATTAGTAAGGTCCTAGTTCTGAAATTAATTTATCATTAGGTTTATAAAAACCTATAGATTCTAACAACACATACATAGCAAAGCAACTAGCTGTTACTAGCTTATGGTAGTTAAGACAATGAAAGATTTCTTCTGGTAGTCCTTTAGATCTAACTTGTAAATATGGTAACATAAACATACCTATTCCATTCTTATTATGGTTAGCTAAAAATGTAGCTAGTTTACCAGCTATTTGCTTATCCTCTATGGTTTTGATATATTCATTCAGCTCGTTCTTACTAGTTAACTCTACTGGAACTTTAATAACATGGTATGCCGGTTCTCCAGCATCTCCATATTTACCAGAAAACACTTCTGTCCATAGCATATGATGGAAGTAAGGAGATCTATCTGGTCCTAGTTTATAAGCCTTAGCTGGTTTGATTAAGTTAAGACTAAAGATTTCTAAAGAACCTTCTTTTATCTTTTGGATTATATCTCTTTCTACATCTGCTACTTTTTTAACAAAATAAAAAAGATCTATCTCTTTATCTGTTCTACCTATAGCTCTTATTTCTGTTATGATGCTTTCTGTAACTTCTCTATACCTAGCAGCAACTTGAGAAGCTAGTAGATGAACACCTTTAACTTCTCTTTTACTCTTTTCATATACGTTACCTTCTTTAACAGCTACATCTGCTATATAGTGTTTACTTTGGTTCATAGGGGTAAAACTATACCAGTAGAACTCATTCTTCATTTTTAATAACTCCATGTTATTTATATCAACATTCATATTGCCTTCTAGAAGTTTGATATAGTGGTCTATAACTTGTGTTACTATTAACATAACAGAACTAGCTACTGCTATATACTTACCATCATCTGTAAAATCAGATACACCATAATACCATTTTACCCAGTTATCATAAGCACCACATGTACTATCTGTATCTGATAATACGATAGCCCTTCTTTGTAAATCTTTAACATAGGCTATGTTAATAGGAGCTACATTAGTTATAAAGAACAACTGGATGAAATCTTTATACTTAGTTAAAACTTCTCCTACATACTTACTAGTAGAAGCTATAGCATCTACTTCTGGAGTATCTACCATATCTTTATAGTTTATAGATTTACCTTTGATTAAATTAGCACATACCATATGAGCATGGTTGGTTACACCTTCTTGTACTTCATTCAGATCTTTTAGTCTATCTGTACTATATCCAGTTTTCATAACAGCTAACTCGCTTATTAACTTCCTTATAAACTCTGGATTATGTTTCCTAAGATGGTAAAGATCATTTACATAAAGAACAGCTGCTTTTTCTACAGGATCTAGATGTGATATAAATCCTATTATATATTTATCCATACTAGGTAAATTAAAGTAGTATTTAGTACTTCTCTTTATCATCTGGAATACTTCTATAGTACTAGGATAATGTAGATTGTATTTTTCCATAACAGTAGTTAAAACATTCATGTCTATATTTGTTATAATAGCTGTTATATAACAAATAACACTCTCTACATTTCTAAAACATTTATTACCCATAGAGACCGACTCTGTAGTAGCATTACCTATAGAAGCAACTGATCTTGTTGTAGATGTTAAAGTAGAGTGTGCTGAAGGATTAGTAAGGCTAGTGCCGTTAGAAATATAACTACCTGACAATGAATTGTTTTTGATCTTCATAGTCTTTTGCATGTTATCGTGGAACTTGCTTTTGATAACCTGTCCTTCTAGTTCATATTTAAAACCTAGTTTCTTATGGTAACTTCTTTGTTTAATGTTATTAAATAAATAATCACTATGTAAAGATCTTTTCTTACTAGGATGTAAATAAGTAGTCCAACTAGGAGCTAGTATTTCGTTATTATCCTGTACTGTTTTAATATAGTCTAGAAGTTTAAGCTGGTCTTTATCAGCATCTCCATTTTCTTCTCTATGGTTAAAAGTAACTACAGGGTTTTCTAGTTTAAATGTTTTTAAAGCCTGTAACATGTATTTATCTAACTCATCTTCTTTTAAATCTGGATGATATTTTTTAACATAGTTCTTAGCTTGCTTTATATATTCTTTCATAGGGTCTAAACGACTTTTATATTCTTCTAAAGGTTTTCTAAAAACCAGTGGATCTATCTGCATTTTATTCCTTATTAATGTCAATAACCCCCTGAGGTCACACATGGACTTAAAAAATAAAGGTAGTACCTGTAAGTAGCGTGCTACTT